ATATCATTAGACTCAATATAAATATCAGCCACAATGCCCATACCTTTAAATATCTCTTCAAAGCTATCTGTAATTATTTTTTGATACGGCTCAATAATGTTCTTATTAAAGATTCTATAAGCCTGCTTCATCTCATCAGCGTTGCTACCTAATCCTCCTGAGTCTCTAATACCAAATAGCAGAGGTGAAGTAACTCTATGAGCTGCTAAGATATTCTCTCTTGACTGAGTACTTAGCTCTTGCCACTGCTTATCTGCATCAGTCATAGGCACAAGGTCTAAACGAGGTGCTCTATCTGATGATTCATTAAAAGTAAATACTACCTTACCTGCTTTTCTCGCACCTACCATAGTTTCCCAATTTCTGCGGATAGCTAATTGCTCCTCAGGATCAGGGATGCCATTGTTAAAATGGAGCATGTAAGAAGGTGCCATACCATTACTTAAGAAAGCTCGGTAAAACTCACTAATTTCTCTTGTAATTTCTATGTAATTGATAGCACTGTAGTAATCGGGCTTAGGATAGTAAGCGCTACCTGGTGTCATTACTCCAATAAATAGCACTTGAGAAGGCTCATCTGCTTTTGAAGTTGGGTTGTACATAGGGATAAATACCGGAATGTTCTTCTTTTTGCGCATATCATTCCAATCTTTAGAATAATAAATGCCAGGTATAACATCTTCATCATTAGCAACGGCCAAACGGCAATTCTCATAAGGCAGCTCGTTAATTTTAGCTATGCTATTTCTATCTACTGACCAAATAATTTCTAAGTAGTAGCCACCCTGCATCTTAGCATCTAATGCTACAGGCCGTCTAATGCTATTTAATTTAAGTCTATCTATCTCTCTTTGTGCTGCAGGATTATTACTTTTAATTTCTTTACCTGCTATCATAAACGCTATGCTCATAGTTAATGCAGAGTGCACCGGTGAGCTGTAGTATAAATCTATTAAATAATTACTAAATGAGTTAGCCTCACCTAGTGTTACCCATCCCTTAGGAGTCTCTTTCTCGTTAGCCTCTTGTGGCATTGCTGCTCCAAGATTAACTAACATAGGTGCCGCGTGTTTTATTTTATCCATTGTAGGCTATATCTGAATCTATGGTTAGGTTAGGCTCTGTAAAACGGGGAGTAGTTAAATCTTCTACTATTAAATAACCAATCTGTATTACCCCTTCCACAACAGCATCTGTAGGATCTAAGTTAGTGCTGCTATTCTGCCCATAAACAATATAACTAAACCTTGCTGGATAGTTAATTAGTAGGCTTGCAGCTAGTGGTGTGTTGGCATTGGTGCCGATTTGAATGGTAGTATACCTATCATTCTGAGCTATCTGAATAGGGATAGCGTAAAGCTTCTCAAGTGTCTGCTCGTTAGTTAATTCTAACAAGTAATGCGTATAGGGATTAGCAAGCAAAAGCTCCCCTTCCTTAAGACTAAGGTAGAGGAGCTGTGCTGCTGTATTTTTAAGTAAGTAAATCATGCTTTAAATATAGCACAATTTAGTTTACAATGTACCTGGTACTACAGTAATTGTAGCGTAGTCATCCCACACGTCAGTAGTATCACTAACAGTTAAATAATATGCTTTATCTTTCTCTTCTCCTGTGAACGTAACGGTATATCCTGAGAGGTCTCCCTTAGCAGTTCCCGATGCTGTAGTAAATGCAGTAATTTCTACCCCATCTTTATAACCACACATCCACAAATTATCATTGTTATCTAATACCCATAATACGTTACGGCCTTTAGCAATGTTTTGAAGTTGTAGCGCACGTTGTTGGCTCATTCCATGGAACATAGCTACAATAGTTTGAGTATAGTACACGGTGCCATTCTCAATGCTGATAGCAGCCTCTTCTGTGAATGATCCTGTGTGCTTAGGTAGTTGGAATTCGTACACGCTACCAGTTGCTAATGAATCTACTTCGTTTCCCGTAAGAGTAGCAGAGTTAGCGAATGTAGCGTAATCTCCAAGATAGATAGCTTTAATTCCTCCAATTGCTTCTTTGCAATTAATTTGAAAGCCTAGTGTTGTCAGACAGCTCATGGTTATTTTTTTTATTAGTTAAAATATTCTTTGCAAAGAATGGGCAGCTCTTAGCTAACCCACTCTTTTAACAAAGGAGTATTATTTAGTTATCAAATCCGATAACGATATCACCTAGTACAGCGTATTGAACACCAGCGCGGAATCTCATTGCCATGCGCACGTTGTCAGATGCATCAGTGAAGCTCATATCTACAACCTTAACCTCGTTGAAGTCAGAGTTTAAGTCAGTACCGAATACTAAGTTCTCAGGTGTAGCTAAGATAACTACTGAGTCAGAGATACCTGGGCAAACATACACATCATATCCGTTGAAGGTTAGTGGGAATGTAGCAGTACCTTGGTAAGTCATCAAGTAACCTGCAGTAGCCAAAGCTTGGCGGTATAACTGTGCAGTCTTACGGTTAACGTAAATCTTCAAATCAGGTGAACCTACCAATGTAGCAGGCAATGCATCTGTACACAATTGCAATTTAGCAATTACGTTAGTAGCATCCAAAGAAGCAGCGAAATCTACATCAGGTGTACCACCTTTGCCAGCATCAATCAAATATTGCAATCCGTTGAATCCTGTGAATCCTGAAGAAGGCCAGTTACCTTTCCAAATATTGCACTCAATCTCTTGTGCTACTTTAGCAGCCAAGTGAGAGATTAAGAAATCAGAGAAGTTAGCAGGAACTACATCGTTGATGAATCCACGACCTGTTTGAGAAGCTTCCCAATCTTTTGTAAATTCTGCCTTGCAAAGTTGGATATTAACCATAAGGTCAGTAACCGTTAATACCTTCTCAGTTAAAGCTAAGGTAGAAGTAGAGTTGTCAAAGTCGCAAGTAGCAGCTTTAACTAATCCTGTTGAAGCAAGAATCTTAAGTACTGCTTTGTACTTTACGTTCTCTTTAACAGTAATGTAGTTGTTTGCAATAGTATCTCCTGAAAGAACTGCTGCAGCAATGTACGGAAGCGCTAATTCGCCAGCGTAGGTTGAGGTGATGGTCAAGTTATCAGCCATGTTTTTGTTTTTTTGTTTTTGTTTTTAGTTGTTTTTGTATCTTGCTACTATAGCACGAGTTCTATCTTCGATGTTACTCATTGCTGTAATGTTTAAAGGTGCTTGAGGTGTAGCCTGGCGAGCCTGCTTTACAGTAGTTGCTGCTGGTGCTTTAGAAAGCTCAGTGATTTGCTTCTCAGCAGCGCTTAGCTTAGCTTCGAATTCAGTGATGATGTTATTCAACAATCCTTCTACCTGCTCTTTGCTGTAAGTCTCAGCTACTTCCTGCTCAATGCTTACGTCTACAGTAGGCTCCTCAGTAATAGCCTCAGCCATTGACTCGATTACGCCTGCTGCTACTACGATAACCATCCCGTTATCCATAGTGTATTCACCATCTGCAAGAGGTGTAGGGTTGCCATCTGCATCCATTACGAATACATCTACGCCTTCAGCAAATGCATCAGCACTTGAGTAGATCATTGTACCATCAGCTAAAGCTCCTTCTGCAGCCATTACTACCTGAGTAGCTTCCGGTGCAGTCTCTTCTACTGATAGCTTTACTCCATGCTTTGCAAGTTGCGGAGCGAACTTCTTTAAAATTTCTTGAATCATGTTCATTGTGTTATATTTATTAGTGGAAAAAATTACAAATTCATTTCAAGCTGCTCAGCTAATTCAGCTAATAGCTTCTCTAAGTCTTTCTCTTGCACTTGCGTTTCACTCATTGGAGCAAACCATCCCTCTATAGAAAAGCCTTTAACCTCGCCATTCTTTACAGCTTGCCAGGTAGCTTCGTCATCTACTTTAACCCCTATCATCCAAGTACCTTCAGGCAAGTCAAAGCCTAAATTCATACTCTTATCATGAGCACCCATAGTAACCCATGACTCTACTACTGTAAGATTATTTACAGGCATCTCATGCTGGATAGTATGGTTATGGTGCATGTTACGTTTAAGAAATTCCTGAGCTGTTTGCTCTATAGTCTGTGTAGAGTAAGTGATGTAATACTTTTCGCCATTACCATCATATCTAACTATAGGCTGATTAGGAATTAAAGCAGGGCCGTAGAGCATGCGCTTCTCTCCATCCTCTACTTGAGCTAATAACAAGTGAGCTTTAGACAGCGCAACGAAATCTACCATTATGGCAGGCTCGCTTACCAAACTTACTGCATACACGCCCATGTTATCCTCCTCTTCGCCAAGGCCATACTCTATTAATTTCAATTTATCATTCATGTGATTGCTTTTTTATTAGTGGAAAAATTCTATAAATGTGATTGGTCTATTATCTTTTGACGTGCCTCTAATGCATTTGCTACGTTACCGGCTAACACATAGGTCTCAGTGCTACCAGGTGCATTAACTTGCATATTAGCTCCGCTAAAATCTACAGCAGGTGCATTAGCTCCTCCCGTTGGTGCGTTTAGATTGCCATTACCTCCTCCTGCTCCACCTCCTCCAAATTGAGTCTGATTAATCTTAACTATGTTAGCTATACCTGCTGCTGCTACTGCTGCTGCTTTAACGAAGTTCATACCTGTTAACTGATCTTGTGGCACAGCTAACTGTTGAACTATTCCACTTGCCATAGCTATGGTAGCTTGCGCTTTCTGCATTAACTTGTTTCTCTCAAATGTCTTACGCTGGCTTGCCTCATCTCCTTTAGCTGCTGCATTGTTTAAGTTCATTAATGCATCTAAACTCAAAGATGCCATCTCAAAGCCTGCTGAAATATTAGCCATGCGTAAAGCTTGCTCCTCTTCTAATATTTTCTTTTTTTCCTCTTTAAGTTTTTCCTCAGCTTCTATAGCTTCTTTATCTGCTTTCTCTTTTGCTGCCTTTTCTGCATCAGCATATTTCTTTATAATGTCAGCTTCGGCTTTAGCTTGAGCATCTATGAATAGTAACTGCTGCGCACTACCTTCCTCAGCAAGATTAATAAGCTCAAAATATTTATTCCGAACCGCATCTATTTCTTTCTCCTGAGCTGTTAGTGTTAACTGATAGGCCTCTTCCGCTAATCTTTCCTCCTCATTTAATTTATCTTCTCTCGTTTGTTTTTCAAATGCAGCTCTTTCTGCATCTCTCTTAAGTTGCTCTGCTGCTGCTTGCTGTGCTAATTTTTTAGCTTCATCGTTTGCTTGCTGAGCTGTTTTTTTAGCTTGCTCTGCTTCATCTGCTTTAGCTTTAGCAGCATCTGAGTCTATTTTTTTAATAGATAATTGAAAACCGTTATAATCATTTTGCATTTGAGCAAGCTCCATACGCTGCTTATCTAATGATTCTTTTAGCTCCTTCTCTTGAGCCACAGGATCAATTAGAAATTCAGTTGCCATCTTACTGCCTAATTCAGTTAGCTTACTTATCTCCTCATTTAGATTTACAGCTGTTATCTTTCCAAATCCTAATGTTTCAGAAACGGTATTTGCAGCGTCTAAAAGTAAATCTATTGGAGCTGCCAGTAATCTTAACCCAAGTGTGCTCACCTGTAAAGCGCCATTAATTGTCTTTTGCAATAGGTCAGCGTTACGCACTCCTGCTGCTATTTGACTCTTAGCCTGCTGCTCTTGAATTTGTAAATTAACTTTACCCGTTTTAATGGCAGCTTCTAATTCTGCCATTTTAAATTGTAAAATCTCTTTCTCACTCTTACCCTGCAACCTCATAGCATTCTCTTGCAGCAATGACATGTCATAAGCTTTTTTAGATGCATCAGCTTGAGCTTGTGCATTTTTAGCTATACTTCTTTGTTGCTCATCTATTCCCGTTAATGCATTTTCAAGTGATGGAAAGAGTTTAATTAGCGTTTCAAAATTCATAGCAATAGCTACAAGTATTCCTGCCACTAAGAGTAATGGGTTAGCCATGATAGCCTTGCCCAAAGCTTTAAAGGCATTAATTCCTGCCTCACTCATCGACTTTAAACCCTTACTAATATCTTCGGGCTTCAGTCTTGCTAAGTTTCCACTAACTAAATTTAATGATTGGCTTAATCCATCAAAATCTAAGTTCATCATCTGCTCACCCATCATACCAAATGATGCACGTGCTCCCTCAATAGCTGGGCCTGTATTACCCTTAACAGCATCAGCTGCATCATTCATCCTATCTTTAAGCTCACCCATTTGCACAGAAAGCTTTTTAAACTTCTCAGTTCCAGGATCCATTTGATCCTGCTGCTTTTTTAATTCAGCATATTGAGCTTTAAGAGTCTTAGTAGATTTCTCTAATTCAATGGTAGTCTCATCTGTTTTAGTAAGAGCTTTGTTTATATCCTCTAATCCTGTAAACGTACCCTCATCATCAAATGAGAGCTTCAATATCATATCTTGTGTAGCCATTATATTACGCTATAAATTGTGAATGTAATTAAGCTAAGTAGCCCTATACTTATAGTGTAATTAATAGCTCTTATTTGCCACACCTTACGCCTTGCATGGTAGATACCACTAGCATGCTTAAACTCTTTACTCTTTCCCTGCACTCCTGATCTAAGTAAAGTCATACTAAGTATGATGTCATTTTGTGGATTTTTCATATTATAGGTGTACGTTGGAATTTAGATTGAGTGTATTGAATCGTTGCGCTAATGACTGCAGTTTTACCCACTACGGTAGCCTTAACGTAAGGTGCTATCTTATTACTTACAACAGGCATGTATAAAT